TTGCCACAAGCGGGATTGTAATCCACCACACTGCGCACGAGGGCGACCAGCCGCTCGAGGTCGCGCTGGCGGCGCTGGCGGGCCCGGGACCACTCGGGGGTCCGCACTCTCACCTCGTCCTCTGGGTCCATCAGCGCGATCGCCACCAGGCTTTGCGCTCCCGGCGCCGACGCAGGGCTTCGGCGAGGCCCGAGATCGCCAGATAGGCGGCACCGAGGGCCATGAGGGACAACAAGGCGTCCGCTACCATCGGCCCTCCAGGCTGTTGGCGTCCTCGATCCGCGTGAGCACGCCGTTCGTGCGGGTCGCGGCCTGGGTCCAGCGGAACAGCGCGTCGTCCATCAAGGGCGTCCGTTCGCCGAGCGGAATCGCCAACGCCTCGTTCACCACCTCTTCGGCGCGCTTGAGGCGTACGAGGACCCAGTCGATGTCTATACGGCTGTACGGCACGTTGACGTGGTTGTAGCTCACGGCCGCGCTCCCTGCGCCCACTCGAAGAGCGCGTTGTCGGCCATGGCCGCGTGCGCCGCGATCTCCGCGTCGGCCTGCTCGGTCGCCAGCGGCAGGTCCGTGCGCTTGGCCGTGATCTGGTAGCCCGCCGCGCAGAGCGCCTCGTAGGCGAAGACGGCCCCGCTCATGTTGTTGTGCAGGCCCAAGAACCTGGCCTCGGCGATGCCCTGGGCCATGACCTTGGTCGCCTCGTCGTACTGCTCAATGCTCAGTTGCATCCCCCGATGATAACCCCTTATGTACATTTTGTACACCCTTGCGGAGCCACCCGTCGCGGTAGGAGTCGGCCGGATGCTCGTGGATACCACTGTGGCACGGCGAGCACAGGCCCACCAGGTTCTCGGGCTCGTCGGCCCCGAACTGGCTGCGCCGCATTACGTGGTGGACCACCGTCGCCCGGGCGCACCCGCAACGCTCACAGACGTGGTGGCACCGCTCGAGGATCTGGGCGCGCACCCGCGACGGGGTCATTCAGAGCGTCCCCGCCTTGAGGTCGTCGATGAGCCGCTTGGCCTGCCACTTCTCCAGGTCGATGATGTCGCGGGGCATCCCCGGCTCGCCGTAGAGCCTGACCAGCGCGGTCATCTCGGTGCCGCCGACGGCGATGTTGTTGTCCTTGGCCAGCCCCCTGATGTAGGAGAGCTGCCCCGGCGTCGCCTTCTCGGGGCCCTCGAAGGTCTGGGGCTTGAAGTTCTCCACCCGTTCGACCAGTGCGGCGGCGCCCGCGTCGACGCCTTGGCGCGTGCCGCGCGTGGTGAGCGTCGTCTCCTCGGGCGTGTGGGCGTCGGGGTCCCACTCGTTCTCGGCGATGGAGAGCGACGGCCAGAGCAGGTACTTGAACGACGCCGTCTGGGCCTTCTGCGTGCCCTTGTCGAAGGAGTCCGCACCCTGTCCGATGGTCTGGGCCGTGATCCAGTCCCCGTTGGCCCCCCAGATCTGCCAGTCGCAGGTGAGCCGGGTGACGTGGATCATCGAGTTGCGGCCCTGCCACTCGGTGTAGAGCGCCTGCTGGCGCGCCGGGAGAACGAAGACTCCGGCGAGGCCGAAGAGGCGATGGACGATGGAGAGCACCTGGTCGATCGAGCGGTACTTGAAGTTCTGGTCCTTGTTCAACGCCCCCTTGGGGATGGCCGGCAGCTTGTCTTGGACCCAGAGCCAGCGCAGCGCCACGATGGCGCCCGCGTCGAGCTCGCACCTCGTGACGTTCTCCACCCCGACGATCTCACCGGTCTCCTCGTCGAGCGCGGCGACGACCTGTGCTTTAGTCATCGACCCACTCCACCTTCTCCCAGCCCTGCAGGTCCTGTTGGGTGCACTTGAAGTAGCTCGCCAGCGCGCGCATGTGCTTGATCGACATCCGATGACGGCCCAGCGCGTAGGAGGAGAGTTGGCTCGGGTGGATGCCGCAGGCCGCGGCGATGCGGTACTGGGGCTCGTCGGCCTCGAGCAGCATGATCTTGAGGCGGCTGACCTTCTCCATGTGTGATTTCCTCGCCACCACCATGTACGAAGTGTACAGATTTTACAGCCCCGGCGGTGCAGGGAGCGGCGGGACGATCTCGGAGGGGGCCAGCCCGCCGCCCTGGGCGAGTGCCGCCTGGTAGATCGCCTGAAGCTGGGCGGGGCTGATGTTGTAGTCCAACTGCAAGGGGTTGGGCACCGCCCCGTAGCCCGAGAGCGCGTCGAATTGCCCACTCTGCCACGCCTGCGTCGCCGCCTGGGAGGCACTGCGGTAGCGGTCGATCTCCTGGCGCGCCGCGATCTGCTTGAGGTTGAGGTGTTGCACCTGGGCGAAGGGGATGTTGAGCGCGCCGAAGATCTGGCGGGCGAAGGAGTTGGGGTTGGTCTTGGCCAGGTTGCGGTACTGGGCCGACAGCCCGAAGGCGGCGTCGACGGCCCCGGCCTCGGGGACGAACTGCTCCACCCCGGTGATCCACGAGCCCGCCGGCGCGGCCGTTTCGGTCCCGTAGAGCTGGTTGTAGGTGAGGTTGGGGTACAGCACGTTGGACCCGAAGAGGATCTCGGGGTCGACCATGGCGAAGGGGGCCGAGATCACCGGGTTGAGCGTGGAGATGAACCCCCCGAGCGTGGCGTAATTTGCGACATCGCGCAGCGGGTTCAAGAACCGCACGTCCATCGCGCTGACGTTGCCCTGGGCGTCGGGGCTGCCCAAGAAGAAGAGGTTCTGGATCCTCGTGTACAGGCCCTTGGACACGCTGTCGCTGTTCATGTTGGCGAGATAGGCCAAGAAGACGGCGCGGTAGGGGTGGTCGACCGGGTAGGTGCCGACGTAGGCGATGATGTGCTTGGTCCACCCGTAGAAGGGCATGATCGTCGTCAGCAGGTTGCGCTCGAGCGGCGTCATGTGGGCGAGGTTGCCCATCACCTTGTTCGCCGCCTCCACGCCGGCCTCCATCGCCTGGTCATGCGTCATGCGCGTGACCTCGCCCGTCACCGGGTCGATGAACTGTCCCCTCTTCTCCAAGCGCGCTGTGGAGTCCAGCACCACCGCCGCACGCTGCATGTCGGTCATGAAGTTGGTCAGCTTGAACGTGGCGTGGGGGATCACCTGGAGCCACGAGGACACTTTGGACGGGTCCAGTCCCGCCTTGTCCATCATCTCGTGCAGCCACATGCGCGCCATGGTCTTGCCTGTCTCGCCGTGGAACTGGCGCACGGCGAAGGAAATCGGCTCGTCGGCTCCGACCTGGGTCGAACGGGTGTGGATCTCAGCGCGGAACTCGGGGTCCTTGAGCATCTTGAAGGCGTCGGGGAGCTTGAGGAACGACGTCGGCTCGCGCAGTGCCATGAGGAAGGACCCACCGAAGAGGATGTGGGCGACGAAGCGGGGCGAGTAACCGAGCACGCTGGTTCGGAAGATACGCGTGGGGGTCTTGAACAGGCCGGTGAGTTCCTCCTCCTGATAGCGGGTGATCTGCTCGAGGCCGGCGAGGATGGACTTGGGCATCCAGACGGCGTCGTCGCCCGCGATGTGGCGCGATGTGCTCACGATGCCGAAGCGCTTGGGGTCGAAGCGCTCCATGCCGAGCGTGTCCTCCATGTACTGGGCGAGGTACGCCTGGCGCGTGGCCACGTTCTCGGCGAGGCCCAATGTCGGGTTCTCGTTGAAGACGTGCGGCATGATCTCGGACTGCTTGTATCCGAACTTGGGGATCAAGAAGTTGTCGATCACGTCCACGGTGGCCTCGGACTGGAGTTGCTGCTTCATGGCCCGGGTGAAGCCGGCCGTCACGTCGTAGATGGTGTTGGACTGGTCCATGAGGCGGTCGCGCACGAAGTCGGGGATGGAGTACTGGGCCGGGTTGACGTGGATGGAGAACGACATCTCGCCGGGTTCGTAAGTGCCCAGTGTGTTGCGCGAGCTGAAGTTGGGGACGTAGTGCGGCTTCTCGCCGTGTGCCCGTGCGTTGGTGACGAACTCCTCTGCGCTCTTCTTCGCCTCCTCGATGGTGCCGCGGTCGATGGTCGCGCCGAAGGGGGCCTCGAGGCTGGCGTCGAGGTAGGTACGCACGAGCGCGATCACCAGTCCCGGCTCGGCGCGGATGCGAGCGAGCTCGCGCGCCGTCATGTCCTTGGTGAACCTCTTGTCCGACAGCGCCTGCTCCACGGCCAGTTTTCCCTCTTCGCTCTTCGCGATGTAGTCGTTCATCGCCTTGACGAAGAGCGGCTGCCATTGGGCCGAGGGGTTCTTCTCGACGGCCCGCTCCCACTTCGCCTGAAGCTTCTGCTGGCGCTCCACCTCGTAGGCGGCGTTGCGCCCCGCCGTCAGCATCTGCTTCTCGCGCTTGGCGCGCTCGGAGCCGTAGGTCTTGAGGCTCTTCGCCGCGATGCGCAACTGCACCAGATCCAGCCGGTTCGCCCCGCCGATGCCCATCGTGCCGAGCGTCTTGGCACTGAGCTTTTGGTCCAGCTTGGCGGTCAGGTCCCTGAAGGCGCCGAAGTCGTTGCGCTCGTAGGCCGTGGCTATCTGCTCGATCAGCGCGCCAGGACCGAAGACCTCCTTGAGTGTTCGGCCCTGGGTGATCGTGGCGCGCTTGACCGAGAGCAGTCGCGACACCGTGTCATGGTTCAGGCCGAGGTCGTGCCAGTTGCGGTCGACCTTCGAGGTCGGCAAAAGGGTGGTGCGCAGTTCCTGGGCCATGGGGCGCTTGATCAGCACCGCCATCTGGGCACCGAGTTGGGCGATGGATGCGAGTCCGGGCTGCACCGCCTTGTCGTTGGCCTGGATCTCGGCGGCGAGCCGGTCGACCGGCTCCATCAGCTTGTCGGCCTTCTCAGTGGACTTGTCGAGCGCGTCGCGGGCCGCGGTGATGGCCCGTGCCTCGGACCCGGTCTTGCGGTAGATCTCGTAGGAGCCGTCGGGCATGAGGACAGGGGTCAGGTCGCCCGAGGCGATGCCGGCCTTTTCCAACCACTCCTGCGCCCTCTCGTAGTGGGGCAGCATCGCCTTGATGGCGACCGGGACCGAGTCGTTGACCGCGAGGTCCGCGTAGGTCTTGGCGCTCATGGTGACGAGGTTGTACGCCGCCTGTTCGTAGGAGAGCACTGTCCCCGCCGGCACGCTGTAGAGCGCGGCGTCGGCCACGGTGAGGGTCTGGTCCCGCAGCGTCGCCGCCTGCTTGACGAACTCGGTGACCAGATCTTTGAAGGTGGCTGCCGCCGCCTGCTGGCGACCGTGGACCGCCTCGCCGATGGCACCGAGGTCGGACCCCACGCCCTTGGTGTTGGTCCAGTTCTTCACCCGGGCGCTGATGGTGAGGGGGCCGAAGGTGGTCAGGCCGGACGCGTCCTTGGCGAACCCCTCGGTCCCCGTCTTGATGTTGGCGACGGCGGTGCGCGCGATGCCGAGGGGGCCGAGTCCCTGGCGCCCGCCGATGGCGGCGCGCCCGCCGGGGACTCCGAGTGCTCCGGCCAGGCTATCGGCGAGCGCGGTGTGCCCGATGATGTCGGTCACCCCCGACGCCACGCCCAGCACGTTGAGCGCGGTGATGAGCGGGTGGGCGAGCACGTTGTCGATGCCGCCCTGCTCGTACTCGCCGATCAACGACACGCCGGGGATGAGCTGGGCGATGGTGTTCTTGGTCGGGTCAAAGAGCCAGCCCGGGTGTTCGACCGTGTTCGCCACGCTGTCGTAGATCGACTTCACCAGGTGCGTCGGCTGGAGGCCGGTGAAGATGTTCTCCGCGTCGTGCATGACATTGTGGAAGAACCCCGTGATCCCCCCCGCTGGGTGGTCGGTGGGCAGCGGGGTGACGTTGTTGGGGTTGTACGAGGCGAGGATGGCGCGGATGCGCTCGGCCTCGTACATCTGGTACGAACCCTGGCCCGCCAGCATGCGCTGGGCGTCCATCTCGTAGACGGGCAGGACCGACGAGGTCGGGATGCCCTGGCTGTGCGCCCAGTTGAGCGTCTTGGCCCACGACGACTCGAAGGACTGGTAGCGGTCCTTCTCGGCCATTACGCGTTAGGGGTCGGGCTGGTCCCGGCACCGGGGGTCGTCGTCGTAGGCGTGGTCCCGGTGAGCGACGCCACCGAGGGCAGTGCCCCGCCCAGGCCCGAGGACTGAACCACCGAGGCCAAGAGGGCTTGGAGCCAGGCCGGGTTGTTCGCGGCCGATGTGCTGGAGAGGCCCGTGCCGTAGACGTCCTGGTACTGGAGGTGGCTGAGGAGTGCCGAGAGCAGGGCCGCGTTAGGCGTCGCCTTCTCGCTGAGCTTGGCCGCCGGCCCCAGTCCCGCCAGGGCGCCGGTGATCGAGGGCAGGCCCATCACGCTCGTGGTCATCGGGTTGCCCGCGGCGATCTGGTCGAGCTTGTCCGAGAAGGCCGTGGTGGCCGCGGAGGGTGGGGGGGCTGCCTTCATGCCCATCTGGTTGGTCAAGATGTTGTTGACCTGTGACTCGGCGTTGGTGAAGTCGTAGGGCTGGGTGACCGCCTGCGCGTGGGTCTGCAGTTCGCCCGCCAGGTTGGGCAGGTTGGAGAGCGCCTGGACGAAGGGGTCGGCGACCTTGGCGAGATCCTGGCCGATGGAGGGGTAGCCGTTCGCCTTGAAGTGGTTGCCCACCAGGATCTGCTGGGCCAACTTGTTGCCCTTGTGCGCCGCCTCGGTGAGCTTGGCGTACTCGTTGGGGCTGATGTCTTGGGGATTCTGCACCCCGCCGAGCACTTTCTCCAGATCGGCGGTCAGCTCATGGGGACCCTGTTGGGTATCGGCCGTATTGGCCGATTGGTCGCCGGCCGAGTAGTACTCCACCGGGTCGCCCGCGGCTGGGCTGACCTCGGAGAACTTGTACTTCTGGCCGCCGTACTCGCCCTCGTCGCCCGGCAGAGAGGGGTCTTCAGGACGGGTCCAGCCCATGACGTCGGTGAAGGTCTTGAGGATCCCACCGCCCTTGTCAAAACCCGCCCCGTACTGGGCGGTGCCGCGCGGGCTGACCGCGGCCACCGCCTTCTTGGTGGCGGCCTTCTGCTTGGGCCTCGTCGGCTCCAAGAAGGGGTCGGGCGCCCGGGCCGCCCCGAAGGGATCCGAGGCCGCCGTGCCCGGGTCGCCGCCCGGGTCCTCGCCGCTCAGGCTTGCGCTCTCGTCGAGTTCCATCTACTTGCCTGCGCTTCCCGCGACGATCCCCGGGAGCATTGCTGCGAGCAGCGCCTGGTACTGAGCGGGTGAGGCGAGCGGCGGTGGCGCCGGGGCGTTGGGCAGCTTGGCCGAGTCGGGTGTCTGCTGGTTGGGCGATCCCGGGGCGTTGGTGGTGTTGGCCTGCTCGGTCTGGGCCTCAGGACTCTGCGTGAGGCCGCTCAGCGCCTGCTGGAGGCTGTTGGCGGCCGCGGCGTTCGCCCCGCCCCCGAAGAGGTTGGTGAGTCCCCCGAAGAGGTTCGAGGACGCCGAGGAGGCGAGGGCCTGGGAGGCCGCGGAGGCGTCGTAAGAGGGGGTCGTGGTGGTGCCGCCGGTTCCGCCTCCAGTGGCCCCGGCCATGGTGTTGCCCGACCCCGCCGATCCCCCGCTGATGTAGTCGAGGAAGGACTGCCCCTGGGGCGTCGCCCCGGTGCCGCCGTAGGGGCCCTGGGTCACCTGGTTGAGCGGCTGGCCGGCGGCGGCGGGGTTGCCCCAGCCCAGCTCGATGCCGCTCGGGCCTCCGGTCGCCTCTCCGATCTGCTGGCCGGCGCTGACCGACTGCCCCTGGGTGACCCCGGGCGCGATGTCCTCGGCATAGTAGACGTCCTGGTGTTGGGGGTCGGGGGGGTTGGCGAGCTGCTCTTCGATGAAGGTGCCTCCCGGCCACCCCGCATCCCCCGTCTGGACGTCGACGATCTTGCCCGCGCCCGTGGCGTAGAGGGGGCCTGAACCGGACCAGTCGACACCCTGGTCCGTGCGGCCCTGGGTCAGTCCCGCGCCGGCCGGGTCGACCACGCCGCTGGTCCCCGCGCCCTGCTGCATCAAAGAGGTGATGTCGGCGCCGTACTGGCCCATGGTCAGGCCGTTGTTGCCCGGTGGGGCGTAACTCGAGTCCCCGACCGTGGCCGGGTTGTACCAGGCCTGGGCCATCAGGTTGTAGTTGCCGCCGTACTCTTGCATCTTGCGTCCGGCGTCATAACGCGCCACGGCGTCTTGGACCGCAGGCGGGGCAAGGTCGGCGCGGCCGTTGGCGTACTTGCCATAGCCCGCCGCCGTGGCCATGGAGTTCCAGGTGGAGGGGATGTACTGGTAGGCCCCGTAGGCCCCGTCGCCACTGTTGGCGGCGTAGTTGCCGCTCGACTCGTGCGTCTTGATGGCGCCCAGGAAGTCGTTCACCCCGCTCAGCACAGCCGCCAGGCCCGAGGGGTCCGCCGCACCGGCGCCCTTCTCCTTGCCCGCCTCGCTCGAGACCGGCCCCTGGGCGGCGGGGTGCTCGGGCGCGTGGCGGCGGGCGAGCGAGGTGACGCGGTGGGGGGCGATGCCCGCCTGCACCAGGGCCATGGCCTCGGCGTCGTGGTGCTCCTTGGCCCGCGGGGGCGGGGCGCGCCGCTTGGCCGCGGGCTTCTGGCGCGCGGTGCGCGTCGGCATCTGGAGATGGGGGGGCTCTGCGGTGATGTTCGAGTTGGACCACGTCGGCTCGGGCGCGGCCGGTGGCGGTGGTCCCGCGGTCTGCCGGGAGGACTCGTCGAGGATCATCCGGCGGCCACCCCGGGGGAGAGGTTGAGGCCCGCCGAGTTGCCGATGTTGGCCAGGCTGGTGCCGCCGAGCAGCCCGACGGCCCCCGCCGCACCTTCGACCTGGCTCAGGTCACCGGACCAGATGCTGGTGAGGGTGTTGAGCAGTTGGGGGCCCGCCTGTTGGTAGTCCAGTCCGGCCTGCTTGAGGCCGTAGGCGAGTTGCTGCTGGACCTCTTGGACGGACAAGCCGTTGGCCTGGGCGACCAGCGCGAGGTTCTGCTGCTGGCGGGCGATGTCGCTGGCCGAGTACTGCTGCTGGGCGAGCGTCGACGCCTGGCCGAGTTGGGACTCCTGCTGTTGGAGGCCGAGTTGTTGTTGCTGGAGGCCGAGCTCGGAGGCGGCGCGGTTGATGTCGGCCTGCTGCCAGCCGTACTGCTGGTAGAGGTTGCCCAGTTGCTGCTTGCCTCCGACGGTGTCGAAGGCCCCCGACGCGGCGAGGTTGCCCTCGAGGTTCGACAGGTTCGTCTTGTACCCGAGGGCGGCCTCGGCCAACTGCTCGGGGTACTGCTGGGCCTCGAGGCCGAGTTGCTGCTGGGACAGGCCGTAGCCGCGCTGTTGGAGCCCGTACTGCTGGGCCTCGATGCCCGAGGTGAACCCGAGCAGGCCGGCCTGGGCCTGGAGGCCCTGGCCCTGGAGGCCGAGTTGCTGGTTGGAGATCCCCAGTTGCCCCAGTTGGTTCGCCGCCTGCTGCTCGAGTTCGGTCGCGGTGAGCCCGTACTGCTGGCCCTGGAGGTTGTACTGGTTGCCGGCGAGCGCGGCCTGCAGGTTGGACACCGCCACGCCCGGTGCGGCCGACGCCTCCACCTGGCCCAAGATGTTCTGCAGCGAGTTGGGCGAGCTGTTCAAGTTCTGCGCCTCGGCTTGGAAGGCCGCGACCGGATTGAACCCGTAGGAGGGGCCGCCGCTCATCGCGCCGGCCTACGGGGGGGCTTGGGGAAGGTGCCCAGCGGGCGCGGCGGGCGCGGGCGGCAGGGGTCCACCGTCACCGTAACCCCTGTGTGACCTGCACTTTTGTCACCACCAGTCGCTCCCGGTCACGAGCCACGAGGGCACGTTCATGCTGCCACTCGAGAAGGCGTTGGGCTGGTCGGTGAAGGTGCGGCTCATGTCGATCATGTTGGCCAGGTTCTGGCTGTAGAGGGTCCACTGGTCCTTCCAGCGCGGATCGGCGTCCTGGCGCAGGGCCCGGTAGACGGCGTAATCGAAAACTACGTCCTCGAACCCCGGCAGGCAGTCCATGGTGTCGGTCGGATTCACCATGGCGACGGGCTGGGGGTAGTAGTAGACGTTGAGCACCCCGGCCTGGGCGGGCACGGGGTAGGTGATGATCGTGAGGTTGGGCGGGTTCTTCCACAGGGTGTAGAGCGAGGGGTAGGACCCGGTGTACTGCTGGTAGATGCCCCAGATGGCGTCCATCTCGTTGAAGCCCCTGAAATCGAGGCTGTAGGTCTGCTGGGTCGGGCTGCCCGTCGGGACGTACTCGACCCGGTAGATGCGCAGGCTGTCGGACGGCCCGGTGTACTTCTGCACGTTGGCCGTCACCGGGATGGCGAGGCTCGTGCGCAGGGACTCGGACTTTCTCTGCACGTCGGCCTGGCCCATGTTGAGGTAGGCGGTGAACTGGGCGTCGGACCACTCCTGGGCGGTCGGCTCGTTGACGAAGGACCGCACGTTGCTCAGCGCGGTGGAGAGTGTGACCGAGGACGCGCCCACGGCAAAACCCTACCGAAGCACCCCCGCCCCAGGTGTTAGATCCAGACGGGGATGTAGGCCACTGTCCCTTGGAACGAGACTCTGGTCCAGGTCTTGGGGGTGGTCACGGTGCCCGGGAACTGGGTGCCGAGCGTGGCCGTGGCGCCACCGGTACTGCCGTGGACCTCGCCCACCGAGTTGCAGTAGTTCTGGACCTGGAGCAGGGCGCGCCGGACCACGGGGTCTTGGACCCGCCCGAGGTCGCTGATCAAGAGCGACGGGATCCCGGTGAAGGTCTGAGCGCTACCGAGGAAGGTCTGGGCCATCAGGTGACCCTGGCCTGCTCGCGGCTGCGGTACGACACGGTCATGTCGAAGATGGTCGGCGCGCCGGCCGAGGCCGCGGTGGCCACGACGCGCAGGCGGATGCTCTCGAGCCATCCGCTGGCCTGACGCCCGATGTTGAAGTTCTGGATCTGCACCTCGCGCGTGGACGACGACAGCGTCCAGGTCGCTCCGGCCTGGTGTGCCGTGCCCGACCCGTCCACGAGGTAGACGGCGATCTGGCAGTTCGCGTCCAAGAAGGTGTTCGCCGCGCGCACCGTGACCTCGCGCACGTCGATGGAGCGGTCGGCGGCAGAGGGGCGGATGGCGAGGCTCTGCCAGGTGTAGGTGTTCGACGGGCTCTCGAAGTCGAACTGGAAGGCGAAGGGCGTCGAATCGGTCGCCGGTGTCGGGTTCGCCGCGTAGAGGTTGTGGGGCCGGAACCCCTGGGTGTAGTAGAAGAAGCTGGCTACGCTCGGGTCGTAGAGCCGCCACCACCCGCCGCTGAGGGTGTTGTAGATCCAGTTGTTCGAGAACAGCATCCACGGCCCCCAGCGCAGGCAGAAGTACCCGTAGGGACGCACGCCCACCTGGACGCCGTTGCTGAAGAACTGTGGCGGCGGGTTGGGGATCTGGTAGAAGGAGTCGTCGATCTGGTTGGAGATCTTGGTCGACGCGTTGCCGCCGTTCCACACCCAGGCCCCACCGTCCATCGAGCAGTAGTACGACCCGTTGGGGTCGGTGCCGACGTGGCCGTACATGGGCCCGGTCGACTGCACCGCCGGCAATTGGGTCACCGTGGGGTTGTTGAGATCGCCCTGGATCACAACGGCCCCGCCCTCCATCTTGACCATGAAGAGCTCGCCCGCGGACACCGACGTCACGCCGCCGAAGCCGTAGGGGTCCTCGGGGCCGAAGATCTCGTCCTGGTTCCCGTAGGTGACCGACCCGGCCGGGTCGGTGTACGACAGCACGGCGAAGGTCTCGAGCGTCACCCCCGTGGGCCAGGTCGTCCCGGTCCCGGGCAGGGCGCAGATACGGCCCTGGTGCCCGAAGGCGAACCCGATGTTCTCACTGACGCTGAGCCCGAAGGTGCCGTAGGAGGTCGGTGCGGCGGGGTTGGGGTAGATGCGCAGGCCGAAGCCGGGGGCCGTGATGTTGTTGATGGCGACGGGGAGCACCACCACCGGCTGGAAGATGGTCCAGGTCGGCGAGTTGGGGCCGACCATCGTCATGAAGGGGAAGCAGCAGGTGACCGGCCACAACGTCGAGGGCGGGTAGCCCGACGCCGTCGAGGTGTAGACGATGTCGTTCGTCACCGCCGCCCACTTGAGCGAGTCCACGAAGACGGTGTTGACGCCGGCCGAGGTGACGTACTGCTGCAGGCAGATGATCTCGTCGCCGGTCGAGTGGTCGCCGTTCCAGCGCGTGGCGTAGAAGGCGAGGTACTGGCTCTGCGACGCGCCCACGGGCGTGAACATGGAGAAGTCCTGGGGCGTGTGCGACTCGATCATGGCAGGCAACGGGCCCAGCCCCCCGGTCGCCAGGTTCATGCACCCGTGCGTGTGGTTGCCGTCGGCCGCTCCCATCGGGGCGGGGAACGGTCCCGGGCTGAACGCGGTGGTGATCGGGTTCATCCCGGCGTTGACGATCCACGAGTGCGAGTAGATGCCGGGGGAGAAGTCGTTGATCGCCACGGTCTGGAGACCCCGCTCGTCGGGGACCGCCGCGGTGTTAGTCATGGATGGTCATGGCGAGGTAGTCGCGCATGGCGCAGAGGGCGTCGATCTGGCCCAGTGCGCTCAGTTCCTCCTCCTTGAGCGATGCCGCCGCGATCTCGGCCTCCTGTATGCGCCCGCCGACATGGGGCGACTGCGACGCCTTGTACGCCTGGCCGTAGTGCCACAGGTACTGGATGCGGATCTGGGACAGGTCGATGTACGCCGCGTACAGCTCACGGCAGATCTCCTCTAGGTGGGCGATCTTCTCCTCGGGCTCGAGGAGGAAGAGCGGCTTAGCCGGGAGTTGCACGCTTGCGCGGCCCGTCGACGGTCACGTCCTTGCCCGAGTTGTCGTCGCCCTTCTTGTCGTTCGCCCGCTGGGCGTCTTCGAGCATGCGCACCTGCATCTTGAGCTGCTCGATGGTCGTGGCCAGGTCGTAGTTCTCCTCCTGGTTGGCGATGTGGCCGAAGACGTGGAGGCCCTCGGGGTCGGTGGCGGGGCAGACGATCTCGGTCCCGTCCGCGGTGTGGATGTCGACGAGGGGCACGATGTCGCGGACCTTGTCGGCGTCGGTGTCGTAGACGCCGTAGAGCACGCCCAGGCGGCGCGTCTCCTCGGGCCGGGGCGCGATGTCGCCCGGGTTGCCCTTGCGGTCCTCGAAACGCTGGCCCCCCGTCATGATCGAGCGCGGGTCGCCGAAGTAGACCCGGACGATGTCGAAGGGGACGAAGCGTTCCTCGCCCGCCTCCATGGCGCCCAGGTAGTCGACGCCGTCCCAGACGAACTTGCCCGCCGGCAGGGGCCCCTCGACCTGCTCGACGTGGTTCTCGTTGGTCGCCTTGTCGTAGACGACGGTCCCGTAGCGGCCGAGATAGGTGAGACGGAAGCTGTCCTCGATGGAGAGCACCACCGGGTTGCCGTTGAGCATGGTCATGACAGCACCTTGTATTCGGGCTCGGGTCCTAACAGGACCGACTTGACGTGCGCCACCTCTACCTCCCTGTGTGCCCAGACCGAGAAGCCCCGCTCCCATACCCGGTTGCAGAAGGACAGGTCTTCGCCGAAGTGGACGCCGTCGATCACCGGCTCGTCGAACCAGGGTTGGGGCTCGCCGTAGACCTCGCCCATGACGTCGAGCACCTCGTAGCGCATCATCAAGAAGCCCGCCCCCATGGCGGCGACCTTGACGAGCGGCTCGGGACCGGACCCCTTGTGCCCGATAGGCCACAGCGGCCAGCCGTCCTCCCAGCGGTCGATCACCGCAAGCGTGCGGCGCTCCACTCCGCCGGCCTCGACGGTGGCCCAGTCGTAGACGATGGGCTTGATCGTCCCGCCGAAGTTGTTGTAGTAGACCCCCCCGACCACGGCGCGCTCTTGGGCCGCGTCGTAGAGGACGCGGACATCCTCGGGGGTGAAGGCGATGTCTGAGTCCACCATCAACAGGTGGGTGCAGTAGTCGCGAACCTCGGGGGTGTTGAAGGTCCGGACCAGTTCGTTGCGACCGTTGTCGAGGTAGGGGCCGTTCTGGACGAAGAAGGTGCGCGCCACGGTCTCGGTGGCGAGGCAGGCGCAGATCGACTGGACCGACTCGAAACGTATCTCGCCCGCGGTGATCATGCCGATGGCAACGGGAAGCGTCTCCATTGCAAGCAGACTAGCCCTTGTGGTTGTTCCTGACATGGACCCAGACGGCCCCGGTCAGGACGCCCAGCCAGAAGGCGAGCAGCCCCTCCCCTATGGCGAGGGCTGTGTCCACTTCACAACGTCAAGCCTCTCGAACTACGTCTTTTCGAACCAGATGTTCGTGAGCGTCCCCGTGGTCGTCGGCGTCAGCGCCTCGAGCACCACGCCGTAGTTGAGGCCCGCCGCCGCGGTGGTGGTGCCCGAGTCCGACAGGCAACCGGCCGTGGTGCCGCCGATGATGAGGCGGTGCCCGGCCACCGTCGGCGTGGTGGTGGAGTCCACCAGGGCGCGGCAGTGCCCGTGGATGACGACCTGGCCCGTGCCGCTCGCCCCGATGGACGAGGTCGGGTACTTGCCGCCGACCGCGATCCCGATGTTGAGCGGGGCGGTGGTGGCGACCGAGGTGGCCGCTGCGACGCCGAAGATCGTCGTTGTCGTCGTGGTGATCGGGGTCGCGATGGCGCAGAGCGTGCCGTTGGGGATGGCGACCGTGGTCGTGTTCACCACGTCTTGGATCTGCGGGCCGGTGTAGAAGGCTTCACCCTCGGCCCCGGCGACGTTGGTGAGAAGTGCGTCAGGCATCGATGCTCCTTATGCGCTCAGGTTGGTGAAGCGGCCTTGGCGGGAGATGTTGCCGCAGGTCAGGTTCCCGGCCCACAACAGCAACGCGGTCATGGCGTCCTGGTTCACCGGGGTCTGGAAGTCCTGCAACTTGAAGTTCGCCATCTCCGAGACGATGAGCTCGAAGTAGTCCTCGTTCAAGAAATACGGGCCACCCGTCGCCGTCGTCGTGCCGACGTGGGAGTCGGTGACCCAGGGCACGCCGTTGAACAACAGGTTCTCGAAGCCGCTCTGGGCCAACTGCACGTCCTTGCCACCGGGCTGGACCGGGAACTGCTGGGGCGTGGTGTTGAGGGCCCAGTAACGCGAGTAGTTCGTGTTGTTCGACACGATGATCGTGGGCGAGCGACCGCCGCTCGTGCAGTTCATGAACAGCGCGTTGAGCGCGCTGAGCGACATGGTGGCGGTGGTCGAGTCGATCTGGGAGTTCCACCACGAGTTGGCCGAGTGGCTGATGGTGGCGTAGGTGGACTGGACCGTGCCGTTGTCGACCACCTCCAAGAGGCCGTCGATGGTAAGGCTGTTCGAGCCGTCGGCGAAGAGTCCACCGCCGAGCGTGTCGAAGAGGTCCATCTCGGCCTGCTTAAACTGGGTGGCGATGTAGTCGACGATCGAGTCGGCCCCGTCGGTGCGCAGCAGGGTGAGGCCGTCGACGGTGACCGCCGAGTACGCCTGCTTCCAGGCCAGCGCGCCGTTCTGGATCGAGTCGGTCGGCTGCACGTTGAGGAGCTGGTAGCCCGAGTACCACCCGCCCGCCGCCATCGCCGTGTACATGAGGGGCACCTCGATCTGGGTGCCGCCCTTGATGACGATCTTGTTCATGCGGTTCCATCTGCTGAAGAGCACGTTGGAGCCGTAGACGTTGTCGACGATCCTCGGGATGATGTAGCGCCTGGCGATTGCGGTGACCGTGTTAGTACCAATTGCGGTTGTTGCCACGATCTAGCCTCCCTCTAGAGGATGTTCTGTTCGGTGAGCCACTGCACCGCCGCCGCCCGCATCTCTCGGTCTGTCTCGGGTTTGCGCATCGGCTCTGGCTCTCTCGTCGCGCCCACAGAGGAGCCGGCCAGGCCGGCGAGCTTCTGCTTGCGCTCTTTGGACTCTGCTGCCTTGATCTGCTTGGGCGACGGTGTGCCTGTCGCCTTGGCCCGAAAGTCTGGGTGGTCCAGATAGGCGATATCAAGGGCCTTGAGCACGGCGTCGTGCCCGTTGCGGGTCCGCGACAGCCCGTCGATGATGTCGAGGGCCACGGCGTGGGTGCGCACCGCTGCGATGTCGTCCTCGGTCAGCTCTGGATGGCCGAGGCGGAAGGTCGACATGGCGGCCTGCACGTCGTTGACCGCCCGCTCGCGTGCCGTCGCCGCGTCGCGCTCGCTCCCGCGGCGCTGCAACTCCGCGATCTGGCCGTGCTGGGCCTTGAACTGCTCCCACATGAACCGCTGGGTGGGGTCGTCGAGGTCCAAGAACTCGGGCGGCTCGGGTTCGGCCGGCGCGGGTTGGGGTTGGGGTTCTCCCTCGACCGCCTTGCGCACCGCCTCGGCCTTGTCGGGGTTCGACGCCAGGTACTGGCGGAACTCCATCATCGAGCGGGCGTCGGCGATGGGGACCAGGCGCCCGCCGATGTTGACGAACTCGCCCTCTACCGCCGGCTCGACTAGCGGCTCGGGCTGCTCTGGTTCTTCTTCTTCTTCTTCGGGCTGCTCAGGCTCGGGTGGTTCGGGCTCAGGCTCCGCTTCCTCTTCCTGGTCCAGGCCGAACTGGCTCCTGAGCCGAGCAACCATCGCCTCGGCTTCGGCACTCTCTTCGGGGGAAAGCTCGAGGCCGAGCTGAGAGGCCAGGGCTTCTGGTTCAGGGGGCGCATCGATCTCCTCGCGCTCTTCTTCGCCAGTGGGGAGTGCGTCGGTCATGCGGTCGCTCCTGCGATCATGCGGCGGATCTCGTCACCGTTGTTGGCGCGGGGGTTGAGGCCCTGTGACGGCCCGGGCCCCATCGTCGGCGCGCCGAGGGTAGGCATGGCCCCGTTGGCAGGCGAACCCCCGGGTGCACCTCCCGGCATGCCCCCGGGGCCTATGCCCGGTCCACCGCCACCGGGTACTCCCGGCGGGGGTGCTCCGGCCCCCGCTCCCGGTGGGCGAGGTGGACCTTGTGGCGCGCGCGCCTTGGCGACGACGGCTTGGGCCAGCTTCATGCAGAAGACGGGGTCCGCGTCGGGGAGTGTGGCGAGGCGCATCGCGTCGGACGCGAGGGTTTGGAGACCCTCTGAGAAGGAGGCGGGGCCAGAGGCCAAGTTAGGTGGGCTTCACGTCGGTGGGCGGATGCGGCGTACGCCGCTCGATGTCGATGTCAGAGCCGTACGAACCGCTGTCGGTCTGACCCTGCATCTGGACGTTGGTCTTGCCGCCCTTGCCCATGTAGTTCGATGCCGCCCGTGGGACGGGGGGAGTTGCCATGTTGCTCCGATCTGTTCGAGTCAGGGCCGGATGACCCAGGTGTCACCCGACCCCGACCAATCCTGATGACCTTCTCAGGCCATGTGTGCTACCGGCGGTGCTTGCGCCCACCCCGCTTGTGACGAGCCATCTGCTATCACCTCCTCTCGGTGCGGAGCGCAGACAATGTCTGTCTCTCCTTACGCGACCGGTGGCGTGTCCGTCGGCACCTCGGCCGGCGGCGCTGCGGACTCGGTGTCGCCTGCGGGAGGCGGTTCGGTGGGGGCCACGGGGGGCGGGGTGACGTCGGTCACACCCTCGTCGGTGGTCAGTGTCACCGACACGACCTCGTGCTCGTAGGACGAGATGAGCTTGCCGATCTCGGCCGAGAGCTCGGTCACGTCCTCGATCGGCTTGGAGGCGACGATGTGAAGGTTCCAGGTGGCCATTACTTCCTCCTCGGGCGTCGGCCGGCGCGGGACTTGCCGCCTCGGCCGGGAGTCTTGAAGATCAGGGACTTGAAGGGCATCAGCGGCCGCGGTGACGCTTGACCACCACCGGGCGCGGGGGACGGGCGTTCGACGAGTGGCGGTGCCCGCCGTGCGGCGTGCCCTTGTTGCGGGCGTGGAACATGGCGTGTCCTCTACGACGGGCCACTGAAGTCCTCCCTCGGGTTACGGATCTCCGATGCGTGCATGGCGGCGGTCGGCTCGCCCGCGCACTGGCACAGCTCGAAGTCCTCGCCGTCGGGGTAGCGGGGGTAGGCCCGGTGCCCGTCCGCGGTGCGGATCATCCAAGCGGTGCCGTCGGTGTGCGGCTCGTGCGAGGCCATCGCCCTGGTGGAACGTGGTGACGTCGACGGCATGGAGGAAGCCTCACAGGCTGTGGATGGTCCTGTAAAGGGGCTTGGGGCCTTTCACGCGGACGTACTTGTCCTTGATGCGGCGGCGTTCCTTCTCGGTGGTCCCACCCCAGATGCCCGGTTCGTCGCGCTGGAGGGCCTCGTCGAGACACTGGGCGCGCACGAAGCACACGGCGCAGAGGTCTTTGGCGCGGTCGCCGGCATGACGCCCCGCTTTGGACTCAGGGAAGAAGTCCACGTCGCTACGGCCCCGGCAGTTCGCCAGCACGGCCCAGTCCACAAGCCCACTTTACGCGGCGAGGCCCCGGCGGTTAGGGACACCGGGGCCTCGTCCCGGGGAACAAGCCTGAACCCGGGACTCGCCGTTGGCCACTCCCGATCCGGCGTAGATCTTATCGGAGTGGGGCTATGTGCAAGTGGACTATACGCGAACCGGCCCCCCGCTGGCAATGCCACGCTCGGGGGGCCAATCCGGCGGCGACCGGGGGAGTTCCACGTACCCCGGACCACTTGACATCGTACGCGATGTGCGCGACAGATAGTAGTTCTACGCACTGAGTTCCACTTGAGTTCCTCAGAGCGTTACACGAACGGCGGAGACGCCAATAAATGCTCTACGCCATGTAGCGGGTGGCAACGCGGAGAAGATGCGACTCCCCTTACTGCAGTCCACGCCCTGATTCAGTTGCAGGTGCGCCTGTGGATAACTGGGAGTGAGGGTTCGGAGGCAAAGTTTTATATATCTGACCAGGAGAAACAAAGACAAGAGACGCCATGAAGGAGAGGACTGTGCCTGACAGGGAATCAGCCGAGTACTGGAACAAGCGATTGGCGCGCGAGGGTCTGCGAACGATCAAGGGTAGGCAGACTTTTGAGAGGGACTGGATCAAGCGGAAGAAGCCCCGCTCACCGATCCTTGGCGCAGTGACCGTTTACAAGTAGACTTGTTTTATGGACATCCAAGAGGGGGTGGTTCTCCCTCAGTGACGAAGGAGGAGGCGGTGGGTAGGACGGCGACGCTTCGCCGAGTTACGCCTCTCTCGATGAAGACTCAGGTGAAGGTGAAGGTCAACGCGTTCGACGTGCCGCCTGAGCCGACGACGGTCATCTGGTGGGTTTCGCCCGAGGTGGCCAGGTCGGGCCTCGCGGTGTACTGCAGATGGGCGTTGTCGATGTAGAACGTCACCCGGGCAGCCCCGTCGGCCTCGACGGTGCAGGAGCTGTCGAACCCCGTCCCGACGACGTCGACCGTGGCCGGCGTGCCCCCGGCGGCGAGGGTGTCGGGCGTGAGCGAGGTCAGCGTCAGTCCCGGCCCGCCCGATCCTGCCGCCACGAACTCGCCGCACCAGTTCGTCGGCATGACCATCGGCCACTGTGAGTTGGGAGTCACTCGGATCGGCGGGTAGCGCAGGCAGCGGCCCTCCCCCGCCGGACTCGGTCCCGCTGAGAAGAACTTGCAGATCCCACACGAATCAGCCATAGCGTGCCCTCGTTCTTACCGCAGTCTACGTCAGTGTGCATGGCCGGTCCCGGGCCCACGCGGCTGGCCCTGAGCGCCACCGCGTCCCTGCGCCTGGGCCTGCGCCATGGCCGCGGCCTGTTGGGCCATGCGCTGGACCACCGCCTGCCAGTTGGGCCAGGCGTGGGCCTGGAGCACGGCCTGGGAGTCGATGGCGTGCATGGCGAAGAGGGCGTCGGCCTCGGCGATGCGGGCCTGGCGCGAGGTCGGTGCCGCCGATCCGCACTTGACCACGAGGGAGAACTTGAGCGGCTCGGAGATCACCTTGCCCTTGAGGTCGCGCTTGGGGATGTAGAAATGCTGGGCTGCCAGGCGGATAGCGGTATCCATGCCGTCGTCACCCACGATGGCGACCACCCGTGGGACGTCGTAGTTCTGCACGATGAGGTTGGCGAGCAGGTCGCCAATCGAACCCAGGGTCCTTTCGAGGTTTCTGAGTGCGGAGCGTATTCTGACAAAGCCGGCCTCCTGGGTCGCCTGGACGGTTTGCTGCGCCGGCCTCCCCGTTGCCGGCTGGCCCTTCTGGGGCCCAGAGAGGCCGCTGATGTTCTCCATGCGGCCTATCCAGAACTGGATGGTGGACATCACGAACTGGGGCAGTTCTGGCGGGGTGAGCCACCCGGGCCCGCCGCCCTGGGCCATGGCCTGTGAGTTGACCTCCACGCGCATGCCGGGGCGGTTCATCATCTGGGTGCGCGCGAGCCCGCTACCTGCGACGTCGCGGAAGATAGGGTTGCCGATCAGCTCGGCGTTTCCCTGCACCGACGAGAGGAGGCGGTCGATGGCGATCTGGCAGGGGGCGAGATGACTGGTGATCGGTGTCGGCCAGAACTCACCGATCTCTTCGTCCACGAATCTGTCGTACGGATGACGGTCGTGCTGCCACAGGTCGACGGCGAGCTCGTCGAGCAGGACGGTGTGGCCGGTGTAGACGACGACGCGCCATTCGTCGTAGACGACGTCTTCGTCGCCGAGGTGCTGCGCTGGGTCCGTCGTTTCGCGCTCGATCCGTCGGTTCTGGCGGATCCAGCACTCCTTGACATAGACACCGTTCTCGATGGCCTGGTCGGCCCCGGTGCGCCGAGACTGGCCGGGGAGACCGTACACGCTCGCATTGGACCCTGGCAGGTTGCCTGGATTCGCGAGGGGATAGTCCGAGGCGGGCGCGTAGACCGGGCGCTCCGTCGTGTTGTCGGACCCGTCGCCGTGCTCGAGTGCGTCCTCGATGAGGGCGCGTGAGGTGGTCGGGAAGCGCCGCTCGATCTCGGCGAAGGACAGCCGGTTGACCTCGAAGAAGTACTCCGCGTCCTCCATCCCTGTCGCGTTGGGGTCCGGGTAGAACTTCCACGGGTCGACGCGCTTGATCGCCGCGTTGCCTAGCCCCGAGTCCACGCCTGCGTCCCAGACCGCCTTGAGGATCCCGGCCCCGAACATGGCCGAGTCCCACAGGGACAAGAGGATCTCGCGGTCCCACCCCTGCACGGCCCAGTTGGTGTCGAGGATCTGCTCCATGTGGGTGCCGAGCACCGTCATGTGGTCCGACCACGCCGAGCCGGGGGTCGACTCGGGGGCGACGTCGAAGGCGACCTTCTGGTCGGTGATCCAGGCGATGCGCGACGACAGGATCGGGAAGATCTCAGAGTCCGTGACGTTGGCCGACCAGGGCTGGTTGCCACTGGCCCGGTTCTGGCGCGTCGTCACCAACAGGTAGTTGCGCCGCCACATGGCGAGGTACTGCTGCTTCTTGTCCTTGGCCATGTTGTAGAGGTTCTCCAGGCCCGCGATGAGGTTGAACTCCTCGAGCGGCCCCGCCAGGGGGGCTTCGACCTGGGACAGCGTCGGGGTGCTCACGCGTCCCTATGGTCGGGGTTCACGCCGTGCGCCGAGGCGTCCATCATGTCGGCGGGGCTGACGTACTCGTATTGCGTGTCGAGCCCGGTGCGCTCGGAGTACTCGTCGCCGGCCCGCTTGAGCGCGTCGGACATCTCCTGGCGGTTCGAGACGTAGCGGCCGACCGCGTCGTTCCAGTGCTCGCGCATCCCCGTAGAGATCGAGAATGCAAACACTCTTGTTGCGGCACCCTCACAGTCGGGACACGTCGAGATGTCCGAGCGTTGACCCGAGGCGAAAAGGCGGTTGCAAGACCGGCAACGGTATTGGAACTCGGCGGCCATGGAGCAAGGGTACTCAGCCGAACGCCTCCTTCGCGAGGGCCTTCGCCTTTGCCGTGGCTCGAACTTTCGCCTGAGTCCGACGACGACATATCTGGCAGACCCGTCGGCCATAGCAGTCAAGCCGAAGGTTGTCCCCGGCTAGTGGATGCCCATGAACACAATGAGACTTACGAGCATTGTGAGCAGCATTGTTGTCACCTCGCCGGACGTTCTCCCTACAGGTGACAGGCTCAAGATGATCAGGATTGATACAGGGTCGGACCCGGCAAAGATGATCGAGTTGGAGTCCCTGAGGAACAGGGCCGACCAAACGCTCGTAGACAAGACGGTGGGCGTAAGAGGCTTTCATGGGTTGGACGGAGTAGTCGAAGGCTCGTACATACCCCTTTGAAGTGGGCTTTCTCGCTGGGATCCAACAACCCGTTTGGGTCACCTCCATATCTCTGAGCAAACGGTCGACCGGGTCTACATGGCGTCTCATCCATACGACACTACCCGAAGGCGTCCCACATAGGCTTGCCCCCGATGTCGTCGTAGACCGTCTCGCTCTTGCCGTAGGGGAGGGGGGGCTCGGTCATCGTCGAGCAGATGGCGATCATGAGGCTGGTGACGGCGTCGTCGTAGCCGCGCTCGGAGGCCGGCCCCATCTCGGTGCCGGGGAGCTGGACGAAGTTTCTCATCTCGTCGTATGTGGTTTCATCGTGGATGATGAGCGCGTTCTGGGCCAGCAGGTTGATCACTTTGGACACGGCCCAGTGCTTGCGGGCGTAGCTCATCATCCAGCCGTAGCTCTGGGAAAGCTTGCCAGGCGACTTGTCGGGCCAGCGGTGGCGCCAGATGTCGGGGTAGCCGAGTTGCATCAGCACGCCGATGGTGCCGTAGCCGGGGCCGTTGATCTCGGTGTTGATCAAAGCCGTGTTGTAGTAGTACCCGAGGCGCATGATCTCGTGGGCGAAGGGGACCGGGTCCATGTGCCCGTGCCACACGGCGACCTGCTCGAAGGTGCGGCGGTTGAAGACCTGGATGCACGAGGGGTCCCCGTACGTCGAGCGCGACGGGTCGCCGGCCACCACGTAACGACCCCAGTCCCGGTCCGACGACGGCCAGGTGTAGACGGTCAAGGGGCCCGTTGGGTCCGCTGTGAACTTGATCGTTCCGTTGTCGTCGTGGAGGAAACCCGTGATCCCCGCCTTCGGCTCGTAACACTCGCTCAACTTGATCAGTGGGAAGATGTGGGTCCCCGTGGAGAGGAACGCCTCGTCCGGCGTACACGGGTACTCCTGGCGGAACTGGTTCTCGTCGCCCATGCACAGGTTCATGATGGCCCAGCGCCGCCACGCCAACTGGGCCAGGTCCAGTTCTTGTCGCGCCGCCAGCTCGAGCTCGTCCTCGAAGAGATCGACCGTGCGCAGCGTGGTGTCATCGATGCGGTACTCGCGGTGCTTGAACCACGGGAAGAACAGCGGGATCACGTTTGAGTCCTTGTGCACGGCGCGCAGCCACTCCTCGTGGAACCAGTTGCCCACCCCGTTCGCCGTCGACTCGTAGATGACGATGGTCCCGTGCTTGTAGGGGATCGACTGGTTGAGCCCCACCAACAGGCGCTCGGGGTCCTCCCAGAAGGCGACCTCGGAGCAGTGGACGGCGTGGTAGGTGAACGAGCGGCCCGACCCGGCGTTCTTGGCCGTCGACACCGACATGGCGCTGCGGGTCTCGAGCCAGCCCAGGGTCTTCTGGCTGTTGTGCTTCTCGTGGTAAGCGGAGCGGAACACCCATTCCTCCCACATGAGCTTGGCCATGCCGAAGAGATGCTGGCTCGCCTTGGTGTCGTGCGCGATGACCAGGGACTGGGTGCCCGGGTGCAGGAAGCACCAGTTGAACAGGATCGCCTCCGACGCGGTGCTACAGCCGATCTGTCTCCCCTTGAGCACGATGATCCTCACGGGCAGGCCCAGGTTGTACTGGCGCTCCACCTCCGCGCACAGGCCCGCCTGCGCCCAGGCGAAGGGCTCCGAGAGCCGTAGGGGCTCGACGGTCAGGTCCTTCTTCTGGATGACCATCTGTTCCATCCATGGAGTTAAGTGGAGGGGCAAACCAAACTCCTGATCTCCTGTTCATTCGCCCGGGGTGTAGATCGACGGGGCCAACTGGATCTTGGGGGCCATGTCCGCGGCCATCCCCTCGAGCGCGGCCCGGATCCTCTCCGACGTCTCAGGGGTGGACTTGCCCGCCAGGCCGATACTGCGAGCGAGGACGAGCTGGATGAAGCGGGCCTTGGAGGCCGGGGTGCCGAACTGGATCTCGTGCAGGGCCGTCTCGTAGGCCACCCAGATCAGGTAGGTCATGGCCTCGGCGATCTCGTCGGTGCCGTAGTCCTCGACGCGTATCTGGGCCAAGACGCCCTTGACGGTGTCGGGGTCCATGTCGAGGGCGTGCGCGACCGCGGTGGGGGGGACGCTCTTCTTCAAGAGCTTGTAGACCACCTCGGCCTTTTCTTCCTCGGTCACTCGTCCCCTCCTTCGTTACTGAGGGCGGCGGCTGGTTCGTAAGTCGCATCGAAGACGTCGGGCTTGCAGGGGTAAAACTCGCCCTTGACGCCACAGATAATCCAGTCGCCCACGTCGGCGCTCATCGTGCCTTCCAAGGTGTCAACCATGATTTGCGGCGCTGGTGACTCATGCCAGCGGGCCGTGCCCCCGCTGGTCAGAATCCAGTCGATGATCGGGGTAGCTCCAAAGGGCGTGCCGTTCCATCGCATCGCCTCGATGACCACCGGCTTTTTGCGGAACTTCATCGCGTCACCCATCGTCCCCTCCTTCGTTACTGAGGGCGGCGATCCGGATAATGGATTCCTGGCACCCGGCGCACATGCCTTCGCAGAAGCCTCCACCAACCAGGCGGTTCACCTCCGCCCTCACGGCCTCTAGCTCGGCGCGGAGGCGGTCGTTCATGGCGAGAAGCGTGGTCATGCAGTAGGCAACGTCCACCTGTTCACCCAGCATGTAACTGCGGACGAGTGACCGCACCATTTCAAGATCCTCACCCATCGTCCCCTCCTTCGTTACTGAGGGCGAGGCGGAGTGCTTCCAAAGTGTTCGGCGGCACGATCAACATTTCTTCCTCCTCGCCGTCATCGAACACGCCCATAGTTGTGACGACTGAATCGGCGCACACCTGCGCAGCGCCCCTCACGGCCTCTAGCTGTGCATGAAGACGCACAATCTCTATTTCGGCTGCCTCAGTTTGCCTCTGTGAGACTTCTAGGCGGGCATGGAGGCGGGCGTTCTCGGCTTGGACTTTCATTAGGTCGGCAAAGTGTTGGACGCGCAGATCGTTCACTTCACAAAACTGCCGTTCTAGGTCCGTCAGGCGCTCATCCATCATCGCCCCCTCCTTCGTTACTGAGGGTCACGTCAGGGCTGTTCCAACTGACCTCTACGTATGGGACGGCAGACGACGTTGGGTTTCGCAGCCCATCAATGGTGCGCTGGTAGAGAGCCATAGTGGCCTCGGCTTCCTCTAGCTGAGCGCGGAGGGTGGCGTTCTCAGCTTCCGCTTCCTGCCAACGCGAGTGATCGCAGAACTGCGCTTCGTTCATGCCCAGGTGTGGGTAAAGGCCGCGGTGAGGGCGGCTTTGGCGACTCCAACCCAGAAGTCGGGGTCGTCGACCACGTTATCCCCGAACAGTGACCGGCTGGCGACGTAGTGCTCTCGCGCCTTTGTGGCGGCCGCCGTCTTGGCCTCCTCATTGCCCCCTCCTTCGTCACCGAGGGCGCTAGACACGGCAATACACCCCGCACTCCTGTTTGCACACGCGGCACTTGAGTCCGTCCGAGTGGTCCTTGAGAAGGTGGCCGCAGCCGCTACGGGCGTACTCGGTGACATGACAGATGACGTGAACGGTCGGCGGTTCCTGGGGTCCGCAGATGTCGCATGGTTCAGGCTCCATCGCCCCCTCCTTCGTTACTGAGGGGGGTTTCAAACCAGAACTCGCCCCATAACGCCTTCATAGCCTTAGCCATGTCGGTGCTCCTGTAGCCCCGTGCCAGAACCTCCGCTCTTGCGGCTTCTGCCACCGCACGGAGGCGGGCGTTGTCAGCTGCACCTTCGGCCTTGCCCATCATGTAGCCGTTTTCCCATGCCGTCTTTGTGGCTCTGGAGAGAACATCCTTAGCCATCGTCCCCTCCTATTCCGTAGCCACAGCGTCCACACCACTCTTTACCGTCATTGATACCGAAAAAGGCTGGGACGATGGAGTGGCCGAGGCGTTTACACTCGGCTTTGTTCCTAATGCGCCCCTCTTCATAGATTCTCTTCCTGCGGCCTTCGATATCGGGATCAGGGTTCCAGTTAACTTCAATCGCTTCCATCGCCCCCTCCTTCGTTACTGAGGGCGGCGGTCATGATTCTTCGCCCGATCCACTCTGCGACCTGGGGGACGACGGCGTTGCCGAGGCACCTAAGTCGGTCCACCCGGTTGGGAACCCCATGAGCCACTCGACCCACACTGGGTTCAACGCTCCACCAACCGCAGACGGCAGATCGTCCCCACCGTGGCCCCGTGAAGATTGCTCCCCCGCTCCCTTCCAGTCCGTCGCGTTGGGCGTGGGCCACAGGCCCCGTTCCACCGCCATCACTTGGTCGGCCAAGCCGACTTGAGGATCCGATGGCGTTCGACCGTTCAGCTTCACCACCGAGGACTTCGCCTCGGTCACCGCCGCCTGGGGCGTGCGCCACAATGAAGAGCCGGTAGCGGAGGTGCGGGGCACCAAAGGCTGCCGCTGGAAGAGTCTCCCATTCGACATCGAACCCGAGGGCGGCAAGGTCACCAAGGACTCGCCAGAAGGTTCCAGAAGTGTGCGCTGCCACGTTCTCAAACAGTGCCCATCGGGGTCGTAGAACCCCAAGTCCCTCTGCGATCCAAGGCCAAAGCCAGCGCTCGTCGGCGGCTCCGAGGCGTAGGCCGGCCGTGGACTCTCCCTGGCAGGGGTATCCACCGCAAACAAGGTCGACTGGTTCAACGCTGCTCCATTCGATTCTCTTGAGGTCGCCGAGGTTGGGGGTGTTCGGCCAGTGTTTCGCCAACACGGACGAGGCGTAGGGGTCGGTCTCGCTCTGCCAGGCGATCTCCATCCCAGCCCGTTCGAGTCCGAGGTCGATCCCCCCGATGCCGCTGCACAGGCTCCCTACTCGCACGCATCGCCCCCTCCTTCGTTACTGAGGGCGGCGGACAACTGGCTTGCCCTGAGTCGCCGCTTCGTTGAGCACGTTTCGGTAGTTGATGCAGTCGTTCCGACAGGGAGCGAACTTCGCTGTCCGCACGCCGTTTTCGATGACCAGCTCCAGCGTGCAACCACAGGGCAGCACGTCGAAGTCTCCTGCTTCACTCATCGTCCCCTCCTTCGTTACTGAGCCACTCGTTGCTGCCCTCCTCGTAGCGGACCTGGCGATGCAGTCCTTGACCGTTGCAGTCGTGTCCGACTCCTTGGAGTTCAGCCTTACAGCGGCCGTCGTAGCACGGGTGCATGTGAACGTCGTGGGGGCCAAGGGGACCGAAGTTCCACCACAGAGCGTGGAAGATGTGCTTGTGCTCATCCATCGCCCCCTCCTTCGTTACTGAGGGCGGCGGAAAGTTCGTGCAGAAAACCCTCCCAGTCGTCGTGGCACTCCTGGGAGCAGTATTGAAGGGTTGGACTGCTG